TGTATCTATTAAAGAAATCCATAGCTTTTTGTTGTTCAGGCGTAAGCTTTGAACCAGCTTTAATTTCTTCATAGTATCTGGATTTTTGCCCTTCCAGGTAGGCTCTAGCGCTGGCAACTTGCTCTTTTAACGCTAATTTTTTTCTTCGTATATCTTTATCTTCATCAGTTTCTTCATCATAAGAAAACGAATCTTCCATAAGGAAGTTAATTTCTTCTGCGTTTAAATGAGGTTTTGTTTGTCTATAATATTCATATAATAAATCTTGATTATCTAATTTACTATAATCTTGATTAAGTTTAACATAATCATTTAAATCGCCACCAGTTTCTTCTATAAAGTTCATTAACTTTTGAATATTTTCTGGCAATGGTTTACCGGTTGCTTCTGCTTCAGCTACAGCTTCTTCAATCTGCTCTTCAACTTCAACAACTTTTTCCTCTGTTGATTCTTCAGTAATCTCTTCTAATACTGGGGTTTCTTGTGTTTCTGCTTCCGGTTGTACTTCTTCTTGTTTTTCTGTGGACTCGGTGTTTTCAACGAGTTCAACCACTCCGCTGTCGTCAGCGTTATCTTCTTTAGTTTCATTTTCTTCTGGTTTTACTGGTTTATCTAAATTTACTTTTACAATGTTTTCTTCTTCTTGAGTATTTTTAATCTCAACTTTAGTAACATTATCTTGTGTAGTTTCTTCAACTACATTTTCTTTATTTTCTTCCATAATATAATATAATAATAATTAATAAATTTTAACTAGGCTCAAATCTTCCAAGTCCAAAGTCACCACCTAATATATCATTACCTGAAGACTCAAAGTTTTTAGGTGGTTTTTTATTATTTCTTTGATCTATAAGTTGACTTTGTTGAGAAGCCTGCATTCTAGTTCTTTCATCTTTTCTATCTTCTTTCATTGTTTCTTTCATATCAACGGCTTGCATGTTCATTTGCTGTAGCTGTTGATTGATCTCAAACTCAAATTGCATTAATTTCATTTTATGCTGAACTTCTAGCTCCATCTGTTGATTTTTTATTTGAGCTTTCATTTGTTCTAATTGAGCTTGCATTTGTGTGTTGGCTTGATTTTTTTGAACTTCAGCTTGAGCAGCTACTTGTTGTGTCTGTGCGTTTGCTTGAGCTTGAGCTTGAATATTTTGTTGTTGAACCATTCTATCATTAGCCATCTTCTTTTTTCTTCTAATCTTTAAAACTTGATTAGCTAGTTTTACATTTCTTATTTCTCTAACATCTATAGCATCTTCTAAGTCTATAGTTTTTTGCTGCAATGCCATTTGTATATTATTTTCAAGCATTGCTTTTTCTTCTTCGTCAGGCTGTAATTCTAAAAATATACCAAAGTCATATAAATGTAAACTAGAAAGCTCTTCAAGAGTTGCTAAATTATGCCCACCTATAGCTTGCATAAAAGCATCTCTTGATGGAGAATATTCTAATATATCTGATATTCTAAGAGAAAGAGCCTCGCAAGTTTCTACAGTTAAAAATAAACCTGCTTGTAATATATGCCTTGTTGCTGTATTTGAATTTGCTGCTGCTAATTTTTGTACACCTACTAAAGCATTTTTATCTGGTAAACTACCGTCTCTAGCTTCGTTAAGCCCAGTTACGTCTCTTATCATTTGTAAATAATAATTATAATTACCAATAAGAGCTTGTAGTTTATTACCACCACTACCAGATGTTATTTCTTGTATTGGCACTTTACCTGGATTCATGTCTCCTTCGCTAGTGAACGATCTACCAATTACAGATCCAGTTTGGAAGAACATATTTAAAGCCTCCTGTGGATTATAATTAGTTCCATTGCCTAAATCTATTTCAGCTAAACCATCAGCATCTAAATAAACGCCGTCTGGCACCATACGCGCCATTACTTGCTGTATTTTTAAATGTGTTAACTGTATCATATCAGCAAAACCAGTAATACGTTTTACTAATGAATCAATTTTATTATCATATATTCTAGGCGCAACTATATTATAATTCATTTTAACTTTAGTGTAATCGCTTTTTGGCCTTAGCATATTTTTAGCCATTTCCCATTTAAGCAATTTTTTAGTACCTAAAATTAAAGCGCCATCATATAAAACTTCTATTGATCTTAATAATCTTGAATAACCACCTTCTTTGTTTTCAGGTGGATCAAAAGTGTCGTCTTTAGGTATTATTTTATCAGCGCCAGTACCAGTTTCTTTTATTTTATAAACTTCGTTCATGTAAGTCTTATAGTTAAAGTATAAAACTTGTACTGTATTAACATCTTCTTTATCTACAGAATATCTCGTGTTATAATTATTTCTATTATAATTTTTATTTTTCATTATATCCTCAAGATCTTCTCCTGTTAAATGAGGAAACTGTTTTGCTAATTCATTTACAGGTATGGACTTTACTTCACCAACATAATATATATCTTCAAAATAAGGTGAGTCAGTATAAGAGTAAACTAAGTTAGCTGGATCAACATAGTCTACAACTACACCTTCAGAAGTTGTAAAGCTAGTTTTAACAGCACCAATACCAAGCACTGTTAAATCATAATAAAATCTTTTCTTTATTAAATCATATTTATTTCCTTCTAATAAAGTGTTTATAGCTTGTTCTTCTGCTATTTCTGAAGCTTGTTTATATGTAAGCTGCATATGAAGTCCTAGCTCTTCTACAGAATCAGGTAATTTTTCTTCTTCATGAGCAGATAATTTTATACCAAAAGCTTGTTTAGAAAATTCATTTAATTCTTTTGTACGCATATCTCTCAACATAGACTCCATGTATGCTGTACGCTTACTAACGCCATATGGATCTTGAGAAAAAGCTTTTATATCATACATTTTTTCTGACATACCATTTACAACTATATCTACAAACTTAGATATAATAGGCACTGGCTTCCAGTCTAAATTTAAATAGGACAAATCACCGTTTATAGATAACTCATCCTTATACTTTTGTATTGATTGTTCGCCTCTAGCATACAACCTTAATTTATGAAAATCTTTTAAATTGCTTCTATATCTATTAGTACTTCTATCTTCATGAAACCATTCCGCTTCTATAGCTTTAGCTACTTTTAAACCATAATCGTAACTAAGCTTTTCAGCATCGCTTACGGTTTGGCTTGGAAAATAACGTTTACTAGAATATGCCATATTATTTTATTATTTGTGAATTAGTTCCAGTATTACTATACTTGGAAATATTTATGTTTAATTTTGGTTTTTCAACCTTAACGTTTGGAGCGTACAAATGTCTATTATTTGCCATTATAGCTAAACCGCTACTTATAGACGCATCAAACTTTGTTCTTTTATTTATGTCAAACTTAGCCCAATCATTTAATAGCTCATTAAAATATAAATCTCCAAAACTGCCATCTTGCTTCATACCTACGTGGCTTTGTATATACATTTCAATAGCTGCTGCGTGTGCTTGTTTTATATCTTCACTAGAGTTTGGTATACCGCCTACTTCTTTTTCTGCTGTTGATAATTTATTCCAAACTTTATCAGGTCTATTCATGCTAAAACCTCTATAACCTCTTCTTCTTAAATAATATAAAAGTCGAGGCTTATTATTCTCTGCAAGTATTGGCATGCCGTAAAAAACTAAAGCCATTAACACATCTTCAAAGAATATTTCAGCTGTAGGTGGTCTCGACAAGTATTCTAAAAAGAAGCTATTCGCAGGAGCGTCCTCCATACTAAACCTGGTTAAGCCGTGTAATGCTCCTTTAGAACCTTTACCATCTACAGTTCCTGATATATCATAAGAGTCACAACCAAATGCCCCCATGTGTTCATTACCAGGATATTTTATACCGTTTTTAAGTACCACTCTATTTTGTAATTGCTGAGGTGGAACCCAGCTAAGTTTAAATCTACCTTTTGGATCAGGATAATAAATCACTTGTGTATCTTTTACTCCGTTAACCCATTGAAAGTTTCCAGTAGTAATGCCTAGTGTTCTAGACATTTCTTCATTATAATCTATTTGCTCGTATATTTTTACTAAGTTAAATATACTATTTTTTGTTTCATCTCTAAATGCGTGTTCTTCAGTTCTTGGGAACTGTCTGTAAAACTCATTTAAAGCATCTTGATCACCTTTTAAACCTTCTGCTTCGTTCTGCCAGTGATCTATTACACCTATATCTATTAGTTCGCCATCTGGGGCAAACACGTCGATGTCAGGAGTAGTGAATACTGGAACTCCGTACTCATCAATAAATCCTTCGTAGTTCCATTCCATTGGGATAAACAAAGAATATAAACCAGATTTTGTCTGACCATTTCTATTTCGCTTAGTGACATCTGATGCATTGTATAATTTTTTAAAATTTTCTCCACCTTTATCTAATGAATTTGAGGTTGAACCCATCATGCACTTACCTATAATCCTACTACCTAATCGTAAACATGTTTTTGTTACCCTCCAGTTATTTAATATATTATCAGGTCTTTCCCATTTACCGCTTTCATCATGTACTAATAAAGCTAACTTTTCACCGTCATAACTATTATCACCTGTATTTTTCCAGTCAATAGTTGTATCTAAACCTTGTATATCTTCTATTTGCTCGTTAGCTGTAATCTTTTTTCTAGTAAACTTACTAGCTGGTACTCTATACGCAAGCTCTGATTTTGGCCTGTCCATACCATCTTGTATTGGTTTAAAGAAAAACGGGTAGTTAATACTAATTGGCACTACTTTGTCTGTAAACATTTTTTTAGCATCAGCACCTGTTTTAGAAAGTATTCCATATCTACTATCACTCGATATAGTAGCTAAATTAACTGTTTCAGCACTACTCATGAAAGAAAAACCACTACGACGATTTTTAAGATAACACATACCATAACATCGTTTATCAGCTTTACATGCTTCCCAGAATATATAAAACAATCTATTTGCTTCTCTAAAATCAGGCGCACCTACATCTATTTTACTCCATTGTAAATACATATAATGCGTGCCTGTTATATAAGTTGATTTACCGTTATTCATAAACCAAAAGCCTTCTTCTCTACGTTTAAACTCTTCGTCTATATAATCATACCATTTTTCCTTTTGATCTTCAGGATAAGCTCTCCAATCAAATATATTTTTTAATCTACCTAGTTCTTTTGGATACTCTATTTTTTGCCACTTGCCTTTGGCGTTGGTGTGCACGCACACTGGTTCCATTGGCAAAGCAATGCGCAGCCCTTGTATTTCAAGTATCTTCCCAATTCTACCAGTTTTTGATATAATAACGATATCGTTTTCTTTATTGTATCCATATTTCCATTTTTTAGATTTGTTAAGCCGACTAATAGTCGTGCGTTTAATAGGTTCTATTATTTTAACTAAACTTTGCTCGTACATTACTTAGATCTGCCTTCTGCGAATCCTTTAAAGACTTTTTTCTTTGCCTCTTCAGGTGTTTTTCCCTCAAGCAAGTTCTCTTCTTCTTGGATTCTATTAAGTATTTCAAATGCGTCAAATATAGCTAGTTTTTTAGTAGCTGCTGCGTTTTTTAATCTATCAGCTGATACATCATCTTCAGTGTTTGTAATAATCTTTTCTTCTGCAACCTTAATCAGCTCATTAACTGCTTTGCGCCCAGCTAGGATTATATTCTTCTTCGTTTCCTTGATATTCATATTTAATTGTAATAAATTTAGATAAAACTCTATATAGTCTTTCTCCATCAACTATAAACTCATATTCGCTGTTAGGAGTAAAACCTACAAGTTCATTTAGCTTTACAGTACCATCAGAGTATTTAACTATACCTTGCAAAGGTTTTTCTTGTTCTATGTTAAACTTGTTTATAGCTTTTAATGGCTTTACAAAACAATAACCTTTTGGGGCTAACCACTCTTTATTTTTTTTATATAAAAATATTTGATCGTGGTTTACAAAGTAAGTTTGTTCATTAAAATAACTTCTACTATTTTTTTCTACACCTTTAACGTTGTGCCATCTTCTAAATACATTGTGATGAAGTACAACAGTATCACCTGGTTTTATATCTGTATTACCAACAATAGGTATTGACATAACTGTAGCTTCTCTATTTACATATTGATGATTAAAAATTTCAGTGTTAAGTATTAACTCTGAATCTCCAACTTTTTTAGTATTGTTGTATCTATCTCCATTAGGTGTTACAACAAAGTTGTGAACACTTTTCATTAGTACTCTAGATTATACTCTATAGATACTGCCATGTTTTTGTTAAAGTCTTTCCAAGGTAACACATCTTTATTTTTTTTAATATAAATAGAATATTTATCTTTTTCTTCTAATATATCACAAATAGTATGTCCACCGTAAACCTCTTGACCAACAGCGTAGTGCATGGCATCGTTTTTGTAGTCTTTACCTACACTAATCTTTCTTATTAGCTTTGCCATTTTCTTTGTAGTTTATCGTTCCGTCTGTTATGTTTATATCACAAGTGCCGTACTCTTTTTCAAACTCTCCTTGCATTAAAGCAATACCGTCTCTTAGTTTAGCCACTTGATGCATCATTTCATGCTTTCTAATCTCGTTCATACCTATTTCTAGTTGAGATTTATTTATAGCATTAACTGTATCTTGCAATTTTTTTAATTGCTCGTCAGTAATTTTTTCTGCTTTTGGTTTTAAGTCTACTATTTCTTCTTTTTTTGTCATTTTATTTAATTTAAGTTAATTTAATTTATTTTATCTTTCAAATCCAAGTACAAGTTTTATAGGTGTTGCGTTTATTATTTCATCATTATTTGCAACTGCTACGGCCGTTACAGCTTCTAAAACAATAGAGCCAGAAGCAACTGATTTAACAGTTCCAGCTGCCGTGTCTACATCGTGAATATATACAGTATCTCCAACTTGAAAACATTTTCTAGCATCTACTGTATCTACAGCTATAGTTGCGCTTGCTTCTGCTGTAATAGCACCAGTAGATAAAACTCCTGTTGAAAAATCAAGAGTTCCACCTGAAAATCCAGCTACATATAACTTATCAAAACCAACGTTATCACCAGATTCTGGTTCTCCTGTTAAAATACCTTGATGATTCATTCCATTTGCACTATTTGGACCCGCAATATAAACTTGACCAAAAGCTGGACCATCTATTGTACCTTGGCCTTCTGTTGTTCCTTCAAGTTTACAAGCACCAACTAAATGTGCCGGCATATCAAAACCTGTTGTCATTATTGCGTTACCAGATCCTAAACTAGCAGGAGCATTACCGTTAACTGTTTTTGCAAATACTAAGTGAATATCTGTGTCTGCTTGTTGACCTCCATCTTCACCCATAACATAAGCACATACACTTTCTAATTTAGCGCTTCCTTTTGGTATATCAAACGCGTGCCAATCAAAAAGCACATCACCTGCGCTAAAAGGAGCGTCTGTTTTGTCATCAGCTATAACATCAGATATATCACCGCCTACTATGTCTGGTTTTACTTCTACTGTGAAAAATTTTCCCATAATTTTATTTTTTTACTTTTTCTAGTGATCTACCGCCAAAATAAGCACCGATCACAGTTATTAATACTAATTGAAGTAAATCAACCCACGATGACTTAACTTCAAAATTTAATGCACCTGCGTCTATAAATATTAATAGCATGGTGCATACTATTAAAAATATCAATACCATTGGCCTTACATTCTTACTAAGCCACGAATCTGATTTTAAGTCTACCTCCCATCTTGCTGTTATATTCTTTTCCATCTCTACCTGATAGTTAGCGACTAATTCTTTTATTTTTCTTTCTGCTTCTAATTTTTCTTCGGCAGAGGTATGTAAGTTGTCTATAACACCACCTACACCTTTTACTAAATCTGCAGCTCCTGCAGAGAATAATTTACCTAACATATTTTATTTTTTTATTTTTTCAAACGCACTAATACCAAAACATCCTAATGTTACCATTACAAATGAATTATATATTGTGTCATTAATTTCTAATTCTCCACCTCCTACATAACCCATGTATATAATAGCAGTAGCTAAATCTATAATAGCAAATAACACCATTACAGCAAAAGATATAAAACCAACTATATTTTTTTCATTTATATTGTTTTTATCTTTAAATATTTTCCACATATTATACTGTTCCGTTATCGTTACCGTTATTAGCATCATCTTCCCAAGGAAAACCTTCGTCACCCGCTTCTTTCCAACTACCATCAACTAATATCATATCTTTACCGTTTCTAGTTTCTCTTAAAAAAACTTCACCGTTGTAAGTTATACTATTATCATCGTAAGCTAATTTACCAAGCTTCATATCTGTAGCGTGACGCATTTCATGATTTATAACTTGTTTGTATTCTGGGCTATTAAGGTCTATATTTTCATTAATAAATATACTACCATCCATATTAGCTTCACCAAGTATTCCTTCTGTTAATGGTACTCTAATAACAGGTGTACCAGGTACAGACCCTTCTTCACCTGATTGTTTACCAAAACTCATTTTTGTTTTGATTATACCACCGCTAGCTTCTAAACCTCTATTTTTACCTAGTTTAAATCCCATTAAAATTTTCTTTTATGTTGTACTGGTGGTTCATATCCAGGTGTTCCAGGATAATCATTTGATAACTTAGTATAATCTTTTTTCTTTTTTGTAAAATCAAATTTTTTATTACCAAAGTCAAATTTCTTTTTATTTAGCTTAAACGGTCCTTTTTTCATCTATCTTTGTCTTTTATCATATCGTCTATAGCTTTATTATAAACTTTATCTGTATATGATTTATTATTAAAGAATACACATCTTTCTGATACAGGTAAATCTTCT